TTTGCCGTCACCTACGTGCTGGGGCGCACCGGTATGGAGGCGTTCACCGAGGATTCGCTGAACAACCCCGACGTGCAGGCCCTGACCAAGAAGATCGTCACCACCGAGGATGCCGCGATGACCGCCGCATTCCCGAAGGAGACCATCGCCACGGTGGAGGTGACCCTGAAGGATGGCCGCGTCATCAGCGGCAAGAGCATTCTGCCCAAGGGTGAGCCGGAGAACCCGCTGTCCCGGCAGGAGGCCATTGATAAGTTTACGGCCCTGGCGATCTACGGGGGCAAGACCGAGGCGCAGGCTGCCGCTATTGCGGAGGCGGTACTGAATGTGGAGAACCGCCTGGACGAGCTGACCGCCCTACTGTAACAGGAGAGAATACCATGATGCAGGATATTACCACCCGTCTCTGCCAATTTGTGGCAGAATTGCGGTATGAAAACTTGGATGCGGCAACGGTGGAGCAAGTAAAACTGTTTATCGCCGACTATTATGCCGCTTGCTATGCCGGTTATCGTATCAACACCGCCTTGAATGAGCCGGTGATGAAGCGGATGACCGCTATGGGCGGCACCCCCCGCGCCACCGTGCTGTTTTCCGACCGCAAAATGCCGGAAACCAACGCGGCGTTTCTCAACGCATTGTATGCCCACGGCGCGGATATGGACGACGGTAACCGCAAGGCGGCGGGGCATATTGCCACCCACGTGATGCCGGCGGTGTTCGCTCTGGCGGAGACGCTGGAGGGCGTGACCTGGCAAGAGGTGTTTACCGCCCTGGTGGCCGGTTACGACGTGTTTAACCGGGTGGTGGGTGCCGCTCAGCCCGGAATGTATAACAAGGGGTTCCACTCTACCGGTATTGGTGGCGGCATCGCCTGTGCGGCGGCCTGTGCCAAACTGATGGGGTTGGACGCTGAAGGAATTTATAATGCGGTGTCCTTAGCCGCCATCCAGTCCTCCGGACTGATCATCATTGATGAAAGCGGTCAGGGCTGTAAGCCCATCAACCCCGCCAACGGTGCCCGCATCGGTCTGGAATCCGCTCAGTTGGCGGCGCTGGGGGTGGAGAGCTCCCGCAACCCCTTGGAGAGCAAAAAAGGTTGGTTTAACGCCTTCGCCATCACGGCAGATGAGACGGTGCTGTTTGAGGGGTTGGGAAAAACCTTTACCATCAACGAAAGCTATCTGAAGCTGTATCCCTCCTGCCGCCATACCCACTGCGGTATCGATGCGGCGGTGGCCATCCGCCGCCGGATGGAGGCGGATGGAGTGGGGCTGGATGCGGTGGAAACGATTGAAGTGACCATCTATCCCAGTGCCATCAAATCCACCGGACACACCCCTTATCCTACCACGGTGGATCAGGCCAAATTCTCGCTGCACTATTGCTTGGCGGCGGCTCTGGAAAAGGGGGAGTTTGGCTTGGCGGAGTTGGAGGTTTCCTCCTGTCGGCTGACGAATGTGCTGGTGCCGAAAATCCGGGTTATGCCCGATGACGAGCTGGAGAACCGTGCCAAGGGCATCCGCGGCGCGGTGGTGACCGTTACGGCGGGGGGTAAGACCTATACCGAAACGGTGCTGACCCCCAAGGGAGAGGGCGAAAAACGCCTGTCCTGGGAGGACCTGGAGGTTAAGTTCCGTCAGTGCGCGGAGGGGATGAAGAACCGCCAACAGGTGGCGGAGATGATCGCGCGCATCCGTGCGATTGCACCCGAAGCCCCCTATACCAATATCCTATCCTAATCTTAAGCACCCTGCGTAGGTTCGCGGGGTGCTTTTCTTTTTCTGACTTTTTTACCAAAACCTCTTGACAACACCGGAAAATGCGCCTACAATAATATGTAGACGAACAAATGTTCGGTTTTCGCAAAAAGACCACCGCAGAGCAGGACGGTGGGCGAAAGGGCAGGTGTTCTGAAAAAACTTAATGGAGAGGTGACAATCTTGGTGCTTGGCGATTGGCAGCGTCTGGCTCAGGAGATGCCTCCGGAGACACCGGTGGTCTTCCGTTACGATGGGCAACGGCCGATGGATAACGAAGACTATTGCGATGGGTTGACGGTAGCCCCCGCCCAGTTGTGGCAGGGCTACGACGGTTGGCAACCCTGCATTCTGGTGACGCTGGGGGAATCTTTCTGAACCGAGGCGTATTTTTTTGCGATTTTTTAAGGAAAGGTAGGCGATTTGAATGCACAATACACCCTTACAGCGACGGCGGCTGAGCGATATTGAGGCTGCCATCGGTCGGGCAAAGACCTATGCGGAAACCCAAGGGGTGCCGCTGACCGTGGAGCGGTTGGCGGCTGAGCTGGATATGGACCTTGGCTTGTTTCACCGTATCCTGCAGGGGCAGGATGCCGGCAAAAGCCGGTCTTTGGCGGCGAAGATCGCCGCCATCCAAAAAGCGGGTGGAGAGGCCACCGCCAGCGTGATGGAGCACGCTATGCGGCGGGGAACCAGCCCCAATATGCACATTCTGTATCTCAAAAATCACGCCGGATACGACGTGGAGAAAGGGAAAAACGGACGGGACGAAGCCGGGCCGATGGAAGGACCGGTGATATTTATGGGAGAGGAGGAAATCGCAGACTGACCATGAAGGAACTCTATGAGGAATATCAGCGCTCTCTGGAATTGCTCCGGAAACGGCACGAACAGCTGACGGGGGAGATCCGGGTGTACGATAAGCGGGTGGCGCTGTTGGAGGAGGAGATGGACGAATTGTGCGAGGCGATGACCATGATGCGCCGGTATCTGGTGCCGTGAAGCCCCTCTATCTGCCGGAGGTGGTAGGGCGGGGCTACGGCGCGTTTTGGCGGTGTCGGTGCCGCTATCGGGTGGTCAAGGGCGGCAAGGCCAGCAAAAAGTCCTCCACCACCGCGCTGTGGTATATCTACCATTTGATGAAATACCCCGGTGCCAATCTGTTGGTGGTGCGGAGTGTCTACCGTACCCACGTGGACAGCACCTATGCTCAGCTCAAGTGGGCCATCCGCCGGTTGGGGGTGGAGCACCTTTGGCGGGCAGGGCGGGAGCCGCTGGAATTGTGTTACACCCCTACCGGGCAACGGATTCTCTTTCGGGGGCTGGACAACGTGGAGAAACTGGCCTCCACCACCGTGGAGCAGGGCTATCTCTGCTGGGTGTGGCTGGAGGAGGCCTTTGAGATAGCCCGGGAAGCGGATTTTGATAAGCTGGATTTATCCGTGCCTCGCGGTGAGGTGCCGCCGCCGCTCTTTAAGCAGACCACCATCACTTTTAACCCGTGGAACGAGCACCACTGGCTGAAAAGTCGGTTCTTTGACCGACAGGATCCCGCGGTGTTCGCCGCCACCACCGATTATCGGTGCAACGAGTTTCTGGATGACACCGACCGGGCTGTGTATCAGCGGATGAAAGAGGAGCACCCCCGTCAGTATGCGGTGGCTGGCTTGGGTCAATGGGGACACAGCCAGGGGTTGGTGTTTGAAAACTGGGTGGTGGAGCCTTTTTCCCTTAACGATCTGCATCGGGAGGGGATGCGGCACGTGTTTGGGCTGGATTACGGCTATACCAACGACCCCACCGCGTTTATTGCCGCAGCGGTGGATGAGGCGGAGAAGCGGTTGTATATTTACGACGAACACTATGAGAAGCGGATGCTCAATGAGGCGATTGCGGCGATGATCAAGGCAAAGGGCTATCAGAAAGAGCGCATCCGGGCAGATGCGGCAGAGCCCAAGTCCAACGACGATCTGCGGCGGTTGGGGATCGGACGGTTGCAGGCCGCCGTTAAGGGCCGGGATTCGGTGCTGGCCGGCATTGTCCGGCTGCAGGAATATCGGATGGTGGTGCACCCTCGGTGCGTCCATACGGCGGCGGAGCTGGCGGCCTATACCTGGCAGGAGGATGGCCGGGAGGGGGTATATCGCAACGTACCCTGTGACCGGGACAACCACCTGATGGATGCCCTGCGGTATGCTATGGAGGACGTGCCCCGCCCCCCGTCCAACGGCCAAAAAATCCGTCGTTACGGAGCGCCGCGGGGCGGCTGGGCAGGGTAAGACCCGGGAACAGAAAAGGAGTAGCTATGAACTTTTGGATAGGACTATTATTGGGCGTTGGACTGTCTTTGGCGGTGCGGGGGGTTCTGGCAGAATTCGCCCCGGAATCCGGTGTGGAAAAGCCGGATGCACCGCCCCAACCGTCCGACCGAACACACTGGGCACAGACCCGGAATTTTCTTTATTATGACGGCACCGTGATGCCGGAAATCAAGGAGGATGCTCATGAGCATTAAAACAAAAACCATCCAGCCGGAGCAGGTGCAGGAGGAATACCGCATCGGCACCGACTATAAGCGTCAGTTGGGGGACCGGGGTCTCTATGAGCAGAGCCGCATCAACGAGCGGTTCTACTCCGGTGACCAATGGTATGGGGTCAACTGTGGTGACAGCCGTCCTTTGGTGCGGTACAACGTTATCAAGCGCATCGGTGACTATAAAATGGCGGTGGTGGGAGCCCCGCCGGTGGCGGTGCGGTTTTCCGCCGAGGGGGTGCCCTGCACCCCGGCGGTGCAGGAGCAGGTGGCCCGGTATCGTAACGCCCTGCGGCAGGGCGCAGGGGCACAGCACTTGACCCCGGAGGTCACCGCGCAAGCGATGGCGGGGGCGCTGACCGATTATTTCGGCACCACCGCCAAACGGCTGAAACTGGAGGAACTCAAACAGCGGGTGCTGCGCAACGCCTATATCACCGGAACCGGCGTGCTGTACACCTATTGGGATGACCGCATCCGCACCGGCTTGTACGCCGATGAGGCGCGCACCACCCCGGTGCGGGGGGATATTAATGCAGAGGTGCTGGAGATCGAGCAGGTTTATCTGGGGGACCCCACCCTGGAGGATATCCAGCAGCAGCCCTACGTCATTATCGCGCAACGCCGTCCCGTGGCGGAGATCCAGCGCTTGGCCAAGGCCTGCGGCTGCCGCAGCTGGCAGATGGTCAGGGGGGACGAGCAGGAGGGGAAAGGCGGTCACGCCACCCTGCTGACTCGGTTCTGGAAGGAATACGGCGAGGATGGCACCCCCACCGTTAAGGCGGTGCAGGTGTGCGGCAACGTGACGGTGCGCGGGACGTGGGATGTAGGCGTAAAGTTGTACCCCTTGTCACTGTTCCGGTGGGAAGAAAAGCGGCATCAGGCCTATGGTGAGAGCGAGATCCCCTATCTAATCCCCAATCAGATCGCCATCAACCGCACCGTTTCGGCCGGGGTGTGGGCGGTGATGATGATGGGGATGCCCATGATGCTGGTCAACGGCGACGTGGTGACCAGCCCCATCACCAACG